GAAGTTATTCCTCTTTAAGGCCAAGGGCTTCCATCTCTGCGACGAAGCGCCGAATACCTTCTTGAGCCGCAATAGTATCGGATTGCGCCATAATTTCATAGTGCCGCACATAGTCATAGGGCTTCTTGCCCCAGACCTCGACCCTGAAGTTGCCAATACGGACAGGCGTATTTGGCGTAATGACATCCACAATTGCGCTGGCGAGTACCTGGGACATGCGTTTTTCCTGCTGAATGCCCAGAACTTTACAGGATTTTGGCTAAACTGGATAGAGCGGCGTCCACTGATTGTTGCCCTTAAAGGCCAAGCTATCCTCAAGCTCTGCTTTGAACTCGTCGCCACGCATGATGGCCCCGGTCTCGCGCAGATGCCTCATGGCCATGCTTACGGTATCCACCAAATCGTCGTGCTTGCCTTTGGGAAACTGGCCCACTTGGGTGATGACCATCTCGGCCCACTGCCTGGCGGGGGCGAATACTAACCCTTCAGCAAATAAATGTTGAACCGAGTACAACCGCGCCAGCTTGTCTTGAGACTTTGGATCAAACATGTGGACGCCAAACTTCTCAAACCCGTACATCCGGCGGATTTCTTGGGCAACCGAATGCCCGGCGGCTTTGTTCTCGATGAGCAGCGTGTCTACCTTGAGCCTGCGGCATGTGTCAGAGACCTTTAGGACCAGATCGTGCAACTCGTACCGGCCTTGCCAAGCATGCATGAGCATAACTCTTGGCGCGGTTTCCGTGTACTGGCGCTCATAGGCCATGCGTTCACCGTGGCGGTTACCGGCATGGCTGGGAGATTGAACAGAAACTCCACTTGAAAATACGCCCCATACCGTCATGGCAGACGGGTCGTTCTCGGTTTTGGTCGTGTATGCGGTGTCTAGCGTTGCTATGATCAAGTCCATATTGGGGAAATGCGGGGAATCCCACGGCTGCCACCACTCACGCTTTATGATGCCGCCGCCCTTGGGTTCCGGGCGTTGCTGAAGCTGACCGGCTGCAGACCAAGGCCCAAGCTGCTTCTCAAGGATAGTGACTTCGGTCTCGCCAAAACGATCTGGCCAAAGAAGTTCACCTTCGCGGGTTTCCTCAAGCTCAATCTGAGCTTCAATGTTGATGGCGACTCGGTTGCCGTCATCATCTACTTCAACAAGGGGTTCGCCTTCATCGTCACAGCCACGGGGGTCATTCCAGCCAATAGAGGTAACGGAGTGCCGCTGCCATTCGTAGCGCATGGGCAAGCAGAGGTGGGTCCACTCGCCTTCGTCCTTGGACATGATGTGGCCGGTCAGGTCTTCTTCAGACAGCCTCTGTTGGATGACAACAAACGCGCCAGTCTTGGGGTCGTTGAGGCGGGTCGAGAGCGCGCCGTCCCACCATTCGATGGTTGATGCGATGGTAGCTTCTGAGAATGCTTCTTGAGCGGCATTCGGGTCATCGACCACAATAATAGATCCGCCTTCGCCAGTAAGCGCCGAACCAACGGACGTGCTAAGGCGCGAACCATTTTTGTCATTGTCAAAGCGCCCCTTGGTGTTTTGGTCTGAAGTGAGCTTGAACCTGTCGCCCCAGAGGCTGCGGTACCATGGGCTTTCAATGAGGCGGCGGCATTTGACGCTATCACGCAGGGACAACTGCTGAGCATATGATGCATGAAGGAACTGTACGCCCGCGCCAGAGGTTGGGCTGGTGTGAGATTGCGCCCACACCCACGCAGGGAACGCGCACGAGGTGATGGACGATTTACCCATGCGGGGCGGAATGTTGATGATAAGCCTGCGAATCTCACCATCTGCGACTGCTTGCAGATGTTCCGCTATGGCCTCGATGGGCCAGCCCTCGGTAAAGGGGGATGCGTCAATATATTTCCATGAGTGCTTTAGGAATGCGTAAAGGCTTTCTTCACAATCTACCCGATCCAGCTCTGCAAGCTGGCGTTCAATGTCAATCTGCTGGCCGTCGAGGGTAAGTGTGGTCATAGGATGGGGGCGATCCTGTAGAAGTCCATTTCGGGGTGCTGGACCAGTGCTCCACTATATATGCGGTCAAAGCCGTAATGATAGACCACCATGCCTGGGATCCATTTGCCTATGAGGAGCCGGGCTTTCCAACGGCGTTTAGAAACATTTTTGCGCATCAGCATCCCCCTTATTCAATATAACTATAGCTCATGGTTGATTATTTTGCTATAGTGATTTGGACGGATCTCCCGTCATAGCAGCAGTAGGAGAGCAGCATGTTTACCATCAAGCATATCGACCATAAAAACACTGAACACCTCATTGAAGCCGAAAGCGTTTGGTACACAGACAACTCTGAAGAACTTATTGCTCTAAACAAACCATTTAGCGCCGATCTTATTCGCGGCAAACTTCACTACACCACCGGCCCGCTGATTCATGGTGGTCGCCTGACAAAAACATTAGACTTTGGTATGGCCTATGTGATGAACTACAATGGCCGGACGGTAGCTGACTACGATTTGGGTGGCGAAGAGTAACGCGCCAAGGAACGCCCGGTTGGTTTAGCCGCGCCAACAGGTCAGCGGGTATTGGGGATGGCTCCATAGCGGCTAACTAACTTGCCAGTGTTTGTCCGTGCTGGTCACATCGAAAGATGGGTGTTCTGAAAAAGGGACAACGGACTCCAAATGTTTCACGTGAAACATTGAAGGGGGGAGCAAATGGATCAGGTAGATCTCGCAGACAAACTGTTTAACAAGGAACTCATGTGTTCTCTCATGGAGGTACAGGCAGATTTTATAGATAAGTCGGTTCATCTTATTCTATGCCCTAAAAATTGCACAGACATGAGCGGAGCAATCAAATTTGCCAAAAGGTTAATGAAGGATGTCCGAATTATTGTAACGGTTTCTGGCCGTGACCCAGAAACGGCTTACATTTTGCTGGATGGCAAATGGCGGTCAGCAACCCATAAATGTTTCACGTGAAACATCTGTGTGGTAGACACCCATTGATGGCCGGGATGGCCGGTGAGATCCTGGGTGCGCACCAGGTTATCAAGATGCTGGAGGCCCGCCAGCCCATCAAATTTGACTTTTAACACCCCCGCCAGTGGGATATACTGGTTTTGCTGGAGAGTTGCTTGGCAGCTCCCTCTTCGGCATGGGGGCCGGACTTGTTGCAGGGGCCGGTCCCCACCCATAGTTAGGCTAACAGCTAACTAGGACTAACAGTGTTTCACGTGAAACACATATGCTTAGCCACAACTCATTGACCATACCTACTGGCGCGGACAGCCAAGACCACGTGTTTCACGTGAAACATCTCACCTACATACCAAAGGGTACCTAACACCGGGGGGTAGTACCGGGGGTATGCCTATGTCCTACGCTGGGGTAGCGCGCTAAGCCGCACTGTATAGAGAGCAGGTACCTACAGGGCGGGGGTAGTGGGGGGGGTGTGTTTCACGTGAAACATAGCTTGGGCATATGGTATATAACCGCAGATATGGTGGTATTAACGTGGAGGGGATTACGAATTCGCATACTGGTGGGGTTAACACTGGGGGGATTTGGTACCTAAGACCCCCCGGCCTCTTCTGGACAGCGGCCTAGGGTGGGCATCCGTCAGGGTACCTCAACTAACTAAAACTAAACCACAGAAACATAGTTAAGCTTTGTCTCCGAGCGGTGACGAAGTGCATAAACTATTAGTTTAGTTTAGTTTAGTTTAGTTATGTTGCGTGATTTAGTTTAGTTATGTTTAGTTTAGTTTAGTTCATCCCTCGATTAGTTTGGAGTCGCGGGCTTGTGTGAGCATTGCGCGCAAGGCGGAACGCTGATCAGCGCCTAAGCTCGCCCCGTCAATCATGGTCAAGTTATTGTTTGTCACGTTGTGCACCGTTTGCGCTATGGGTTCGACTCGTTGCATCGCATATTGGCGCGGGTTTAGCCGTTCCGCATACCACTTGAGAGTGTCGACTAGCAGACGCGCCGCGCCAACACGTGCAGCGTCAATCTCCGGCTCGTCTAACAAAGCCCTAGACCGTTGTAATGCTTCACCAAAAGCCGACTCCGCTAGCATGACTCGTGCGTGCGCGAATAGAGTCCGCAAAGAAGCCCCTTCTTCATCTTCCCGCTCTAACCATTGATAAAATGTGCTAGGCGCTAATCCCTCATTATCTAGCGCTTCCCTTGTCGTTTCCCCTCCGGCCATACGCTCGCAAACCCTAATGAAAGTCTCTTTGCTATATGGCTTGCGTCTTACTACGCTATTCATCTCTTTGGCTTTGGCTTTGATATCGGGCAATGCGCCTTGTAGGCTTTCCCTCAGTTGTCCCATGCTATAGGGCTTGGCTTCCCTTTGCGCTTTCTTTCCGGCCATTGTGGAAATCCCCATGTTCCCGCGCCAACAATTGAGCGCCATAGGGAAACCATATCACAAGCCTGTAGAACCATTCCAGACGCTAACAATTTTGCTAACAATCTCCAGGCCTAATGTTACACGGCCAAGCTTCACGCAATAACCTATTGACGAATCAAAGGAAACGACTCGAGTCGTCAAAACAGAAAAGGCCGGAGTCGCAATGACTCCAGCCTATTATTGGCGCGGGTTATTCTAGTGTTTAAGCTAACATGACTCCACCATTGCCAAGCCCATTCTAATCGCTCCGCCCGGCCATGATATCGACTCGCCTCTTTCCCTCATTAGCATTCCTACAGTTATCGCCGCCTTGCGAGTCTTGTAATCCGATAGCTTTTCCCATCCCGTACAAGCCCCATCATCTAGATGATGCAAGCTTTCCAAGCGCCAAGGAAATTGTTTTCTATCTGTTTTGATTATGCGCCATTGTGATTTCATTTTGAGTCCCTCTTTTTCTTTATGCAAAAGCTAATGACGAGTCGTCCAATCCATATGAATCGCATCCCGCCAATCTTTCTAGTTCTGATCATAGCCGGACTCCTTCACAAGCATTGCGTCCCTTAACCGTTATCGCTCCCGCCTTATTCAACAAGCCTAAGCTTATGAGTCGGGCTTTGATAGCGTCAACCTCGCCTAGCTCAATTCCAGCGCGGCGAAATTCATCATTGCGCGCAAAAGATTTATAGCCGTCAATTATGCGAAGAACCCGCTTTTCTACGTCACATAATTCTGCGCCGCTATTTTTAGGTATAAGCCGGGCGATATCATCGGGATGAACATAAAAGACAAGCCCCATATGCTTTCCACAAAAGATACTAGATTCCACAATTGCATAGCCGGGGCACAAATCTATTGTGCGAGTCTCACGGCTAGCATCCCATGGCGCGCCATCTTGTCCCGGCAATGCTACCTTGCGCCCCGTTTTCAGATCGATAGCATAAAAGAAATCACGACTCCCGCCTTGCCACAATCCCGCATCTGATCTAATTGTCACGCTTGTGGTGGGCTCAGCGCGAAATTTGCTACCATTATATGCGCCGCGCATAAACTCCGGGACTTCATTTTTCGCTAGATGATAAACCATTGTCCGACTCCGTTTGTTGTTTCCGTTTAACTTGATCTGATTCTTATATGCATTTCCTGCATATGCCAAGCCCTATTTTTGTAATAAATTCATTACACAAGCCTGGCGAAAATATTACGTTGCATTGTGCGGGAAATGCATATAAGAATCGAGTCGTTCTCACTACAGAACACGGAGTCAATCAAATGCAAGATTATAACGTTAGCCTCACTGCTATATCGCGCAATGCGAAAACGGGTCCGATTCCCGTTTCCACAACAAGCGCCGAGACTTGTCCCCCCGCTTGCCCATTCAATAATAAGGGCGGATGCTATGCGGGAAACGGTCCACTGAATCTCTTTTGGCAAAAGGTGACGACTCGCAAGCTTGGAGTCGCATGGGATGAATTCACGAAACAAGTCTCCAAACTCAACAAGGGAATCTTATGGCGTCACAATCAAGCGGGAGACTTGCCGGGAGATGGAGTCGCCATTGACTCCATTGCATTGGCAAAGCTTGTGCGCGCCAACAAGGGAAAGCGCGGGTTCACATATACTCATTACGACTCGCTCTCAAATGAGGCTAACCGTGACGCCATTGCGAGCGCCAACAAAAACGGTTTCACGGTTAATCTAAGCGCAAACAATCTCGCCCATGCGGATGATTTAGCGGCGCTCAATATTGCGCCCATTGCCGTAGTGCTACCTTCTACCATTCACGGCAATGTTAAGCTTGCGACGCCACAAGGGCGCAAGATTGTTGTTTGTCCCGCCACATATCGAGACGAGGTTTCTTGCGCATCATGCGGGCTTTGCGCCTTGCAACGTGACGC